ACGGTTTGGAATATATTATCAGCCATTTATTAGTCCTAAATCTTTTTCGGTTAATACCATAAATTTCATATTTCTATCTTGGCAAAATTCAAATGCTGCTTTCCATTTAGCTTCATTTACACCATACTGAAAGACTTCATCTATAAATGCTTTTGTTTTTCTCTGCGGAATTGCCGGAGGTTTAGTAAATCGTTCGGGTTTTATTTCTATTAAATATTTTTGCAATCCGCCATTTTTATCTATCACTTTAATATAAAAATCTACAAAATATCTGTGTACTTTTTTATCTAAAGGAGATATATAGGGCACAATTACTGTCTCGGATCCCCATTCCTGTACGGAGGAATTGGAATCACACCACTTCATAAAGCGTAATTCCCATAAGGAACGATATACAATATTGTTCACATCACCCTTATATTTCGAAGGATTCTTGGTTCTAAACTTGCCTTTGTAGGTTTTGGTGTATAACATTTATTATAAATAATATTGATCCAACAATATTTATATAGAAATATATGGCAAATCCAGTAACTCCCCAAGAAGAAGCAAATCAAAGATGGAAAAATCAGAACGGTTCTGATTACAAAATAGAAGCCTTAGAATATCCCGATGGATTACGAGTAAAACCGGATCTGCAGAATTATGTTGCTTTCTATATTAATACTAGAGATAAAGCCAAAGGCGGAAGGAGCAATCCGCAAAATGTGGATCATTATGTAAGTGATAAAACACAAAAAGACGCGGATAAATTAAATAATCTTTCATCTAAATTATCTCAAAATAATATACAGGCGGCCGGGCAAACTTTAAAGAATAATGCTGGTTTAATTGCTGGTGCATTAACCACTGCTGCAGCAATTGGTATGGGGGTTAAAGTTAAAAATATTCCTATAACCGCCGCAGGGGTTTTAGCCGTTGCTGTCGGAACTCAAAAATTAGTTAATAGCACATTATCTAATTTACCGGCATTTGCTTCTGGTTCAACCTCAAGATTAAAAGATGTTATAACACTGCACATCTCAGAAAAACCTGTAGTTAGATATGGTGTAAATTATACTAGCAGGGATTTAGGATTATTAACAGGGTTATTAACTCAAGGATCTGCTATGGGATCCTTAAGTGACGTATTAGAATCTCCTGAAGTTAAGGCAAGATTAGTTGCGGAATTAGCAAGAGTCCCAACAATCAAATCGGTGGGTGGCACTATATCCGATATACTAGAATTAAACTCAAGACAAAAGACAAATCCTTTTAGAGAAGTATTATTTGAATCTGTAGATTATCGAACGTTTCAATTTACTTATAGATTTTTACCAAAAACTAAAAGTGAGACTGATAAGATACAAAATATTATAAAAACATTTAAACGACATATGCATCCAGAAATAACACAAAATAAGTTATTTTATATTTACCCATCTGAATTTGATATCAAATACTATTACAAAAATGATGAGAATAAATACTTACATAATTTTGCCAGATGCGCATTAGTAGATATGGTCGTAGATTATGGCGGTGATCAATTTGTTACAATTGGTAACGACGGCGCTCCTGCAGAAATAGGTATGTCACTAAAATTCCAAGAATTAGAACAGATGACTTCCGAGGGAGTAAAAAATTATGGCTATTAATTTCTTTGAAAATTTTCCTAGTATTGCTTATACTTTAGATAATGGTGCGACAGAACAAGTTATAAAAGATATATTCAAGAGAGCTATATTATCTAAGGAATTTCAAAATAATAATTCCTATTTTGAAACTTATGAAATACTAGGTGCGGAAACACCCGAGGATTTGTCTTATAGATTTTACGGTACACCGAATTTACATTGGTTAATATTACTAACAAATAATATTATAGATCCTAGATTCGACTGGCCACTTAGTCAAGATAATCTTATTAAGCAAACACAATCTAAGTATGGAACTGAGCGAGATATATTTACTACTAATAGAGCAGTTAATACAAAAGGATATCAAGTAGAAACATTTTTTGTTTTATTGGAAGATTCTACATATAAAAATCCAAAGAGATTAATTTTACAAACACCCGACGATCAAGGAATTAATACTCCAATTGCATATAGACAATCTGAAATAGGAACAGATTTTCAAAGCAACTATGAAGTAGAAGAAATTAAAAACGAAAGTAACAGATTAATAAAAATATTAAAAGCAGAAATTATAGAAAAAGTCCTTACAGATTATAATGCATTAATAAATCAATAATGACTCAAGAAATATTACAAGCTCCCGGGCAAATAGAGTTAAATGAAATTACATTATTTTCATTTAACAAAGGCACATATATTAATCTATTAGATTATTTAGTTGAAATTAATCTATATGAGAGTGTCTTTGATCCCGTTGTGTCAGGATCAATCCTATTATCTGATAGTAGAAACTTGGCTTCTTTCTTTCCGTTGGTTGGTGATGAATATTTGTTTATAAATGTTAAAACCCCTACGCTTACCGATGAGTATAGTATATACAAAACTTTTAGAATATTTTCTGTAGAGAATAAAAATTATGCAAACGACGGTAGTACAGTAATATATGAATTAGGAATAATGTCTAGCGAAGGATTTAATGATGTATTGAATCCTATATATAAATCTTTTGAAGGTACACCATCCAAAATAATAAATGATATTTTTATGGATTACATGCAAGCTAATAGAAATATTTCTTTAGGAAAAACTAATAATAATACAACAAAAACCCCTTTATATTTTTTAGAATATCCAGCAAATAAATTAAAATTTATTAGTCCCGGATGGACACCGATTCAATGTATCAATTGGTTAGCGGGCAAATGTTTACCTCCTGCGGGCAAAGCTGCAAATTTTTTATTCTGGGAAACTACTAAAGGATTTTATTTTGGTAGTATGGATAATATATTATCTAATTTAGATCAATATTCTATAGGTGAGTATGTATATTCTGAGGCGTATGTGAAAACATTGTCTGTTGAGGATAAACATAAATCTATGTATGCGATAAAGGATTTGTCCATAGAAACCGCAGTTAATCAGTTAGATAATAGTAGGCTTGGATATCTTTCAAGTTCTTTGGTAGATATAGATTTATATAATAAAACCTATGATATAAAATTATATGATCATGTAACGGAATTTGATAAATATGCTCATTTAAATAATAAAGATTCTTATCCGTTATTTGATAAAAATATAATAAGAAATCCGTTCACATATGGTAAAACTAATTATAGTATCCCAAAACTGTTTACGAAAGTAGAAAATAATTTTGATCAAATACCTAAAATAACTTTTGGTAATAGAAGATCTAATTTACTAGAATTAAATAATTTTAAAATGCAAATTGTTATACCCGGAAGAACCGATGTAGAAGTCGGTAATACTATAAAAATAATTTTTCCAAAGGGAGAACCTGGTGCATTGACATCACAGGATAAAACTAATAGTAAAAGAGATATAGCATATACAGGATATTATTTAATAACAAATTTGTCACATAAAATTAATCCAAAAACACATTATATTACTATGAATGTTGTCAAGGATTCTTTTTCAGCTGCAGAATATAACAAGGCTAAACAATGATTTCTGGGAGTAATGATCTTGTCTGGTGGACAGGCGTAGTTGAAGATAGAGATGATCCGGAAAAACTAGGCAGATGTCGAGTAAGAATATTTGGTTATCACACCGGTGATACTACACTATTGCCTACCTCAGATTTACCATGGGCTATTCCTATGCAGTCAATTACTTCTGCAGCGACTTCGGGAGTTGGGTCCGCTCCTGTAGGTATAGTTTCTGGAACTTGGGTAGTTGGTTGGTTTTTAGATGGTGAGGAAGCACAGCGTCCATTAATTATTGGAACGCTTGCAGGCAAACCTTCTCCCTCCGTTGAATCATTAACAAAACAAAAACAAGATACATCTACAAATAATGTTGTAAAAAGTTCAAATGGTACTCCTTTAGTTGATCAAGATAATAACTACGTATTAAAAACTGAAAAAAACACGCAACCAAATTTGGGCCCTTTGACACAAACGGATTTAAATACATTTCTTACTACTTATTCAGAAAAAGTATCTGGGGGAAATTATACCAAAGTAAGTTCAGCAGGAGACCTGGGTAAATATCAATTAAGTGTTAATACATTAGTTGATCTAGGTTATGTTGTTAGATGCCCCGAAGATATAGTATCTTCAACCTGGACAGATGATCCTGCAAATTGGACAGGAAAAGATGGTATAACAAGTAAGACAAAATTTTTAGAAAGTCAGGACATACAGGAATCCGCAGTATTAACAGCATCTAAAAATAATTATAATACGTTATTGCGAATGGGTAAATTATCAGATCAAGATGAATCCAATAATGTTGCGGGATTATTAGCAACATCGTTAGCAATGGGTGTAACAAATGCAGATAAGTTAAATAAAAAAGATGTTAATGGAAGATTAGCTAAAGATTATTTTATTGCTGTTAATACTGCATTGGGTGGTACTGCAAGGGAATTTGAATATAAATTAGATCCTGCAGGTAATTATTTACCTAGCACAACCAATACAAATAATACTAATGGTGCGCTAAACAATGATGCTTTATCCCTTATAAACGGATTTCAGGATCCGAACAAACAATATCCAAGATCAGATTACACCGGTGTTAGTGATATTAATAAATTAGCGGTAGGCAATACAACACATAAAAGTTTTAATGTAAAAAAGAATAAGAAAATAGATAATATACAAGTAGCCAACAGTAAACAAACGTGGAATGAACCTGATTCAGCATATGGTGCAGGTTATCCATATAATCAAGTTACGGAAACAGAAGCAGGTCACCTAATAGAATTAGATAGTACACCCGGTGCAGAAAGAATTCATATTTTTCATAAGACAGGAACCTATATTGAAATTGACGTAAATGGTTCAATGGTAAGAAAAACAGTCGGCGATAATTATGAGGTGATAGATCATAATAACTTTGTTTATGTTAAGGGTGCACAATGTTTAACCGTTGAGGGTAAAACTAGTATATTAGTTAAAGATGATGCAAAAATTCAAGTTGAGGGCGATTTATCAGTAACAAGTCACGGCAATGCTTTGATTCAAAGCGCAGGACAAACAAGTATAATATCTGAAAATTTAAGGGTAACTGCAGCAAAGAGTTTTAGTCTTGTATCTGAAGGCCCCATAAGTATGCAGGGTAAAGGAATAAATTTTTATTCGAAAGATGGTGATATTGTTCAAAAAGCATCGGGAGATTTCTTAATGGAGTCTGGAAGAACTTCTACTATGAGTTTAAATGGTGGACTTGAAACACTAATAGAAGGTGGAATTGTAAAACAACAATCTGGAGCTATTAGTATTGCACAAGTAGATCGTCCGTTGGATACATTACCTGAAAAGAAATCTCCAGATAAAACATTTATACCAGTATTGCAGCGAGAAGTTATTTCAAAGGCAACATTTTTCCACGATGCCGCGGATGATGGTTCAGATGCATATAAACTAAGTTTAGAACAACAGGGATTAATCAATAATAGTATAACACCTAAAGTAGCAGATGGTGTTTCTATACTTTCAGCAACTACGCCCTTAATTAAAGTTAATGATGAAGATATTAATAAATTTACCTTCTTCCCAAGATCTTTCATATTATCTAATAAAAATAATAGAATATTTACTTTAGACGATATGTTAAAAGACGGAGGATTAGTTGCACAAAGAGGATTAACAGAAAAACAAATAGTATATAATTTAAAACAATTAACAGTTAATTGTTTAGATCCTATTAAAGCAAAATTTCCAGACATGAAAATCAATAGTGCGTTTAGACCAGTAACAACCACAGTAACAGGCAGTAATTCGGAAACAAGTGACCATGGGTTAGGTGCTGCTGCAGATATAAAATTTACAAATACTAGATTTAAAGATTATAGAGATATCGCACAATGGATAGTACAAAATATTCCCCATAGACAAATTATTTTAGAATATGCGTTTGAGTCGGGAAACAATAAACTTAGATCTGCGTGGATACATATCGCATTCTTAACTGCAAACGGAACAGTGGTTAAATCGTCCAAACCTCCAGTTCAGACATTTGCTAATCATGCTTCGGTATCCTCAACCTTGGTAAATCTAGCATAATAAATATCTAATATGGCAACTAGTAAACAAATAAAACAATTCGCGGATTTAGATCTATCCTTTACTATCAATCCCTTTACCAATGATCTTTATCTTAAAACAGATGAGGATGCTGTAAAAACAGCAATTAAGAATTTAATTAGAAATAAAAATTTCGAAAGATCTTTCCATCCGGAAATAGGAACACAGGTACATTCGTTATTATTTGAGAATTTTTCCTCAGCAGTTAAACTTGCAATGGAAAGAACCATATCGGAATCTATAGAAAAATATGAGACTCGTGTAAGATTGATAGATGTTAAAATAGAAGAATCTATTGACACAAATGATTTGGTAGTTAATATTATTTTCACTTTAAAAAATACTAGTAATCCTATTACAATTTCAACACTAATAAGTAGAGTAAGATAATGGCCAATTACAGAATATCAGAATTAGATTTTGATTCAATCAAAAATAATCTAAAACAATTTTTAACAAACTATAGAGATAAAGATAATAATCTTATTTTTAAAGATTACGATTTTGATGCATCTAGTTTGTCAATATTATTGGATCTTTTATCTTATAATACTCACTATAATTCATATTTAGCAAACATGGTTGCTAATGAAATGTTTTTAGATTCTGCAGTTAAAAGACAATCTGCAGTTTCTATTGCAAAACATTTGGGATATACTCCTATGTCATATAGGAGCGCAAAAGCTAAATTATCATTCAATGTACCTAATCCGGTAAATTCTCCCACTACTTTAACATTGCCTAGATATTCAAAATTTACTACAGGTATAAATGGCACAAATTATAGCTTTGTAAATCTAGATCCTATAACAATTAAACCAATTGATGGTCTTTATAATTTTACAGATGTGGAAATTGTAGAGGGAGAACCATTACAATATTCATATCGAGTTGATTTATCTGGTCCTTCTGAAAAATATACTATACCTAATATAAATGTAGATACATCAACAATAAGAGTAACAGTACAAAATTCATATACAGATACTACATCAGAACAATATACACTTGCAAATGATTTATATGGCATAACACCTACATCTAAAGTATTTTATCTAGAAGAAAATCCTTCGGGTTACTTTGAAATCTTTTTTGGAGATGGAAGCCTGGGGCAAAAATTAAGTTCGGGTAATATAGTAATAGTTGAATACTTATCAAGTAATGGTGATGTATGTAATGTATCAAGTAAAATTATACAGAATTTTTCCTTGGGTGTATCAATCGGTGGCGTTATATTAGGAAGTAGTATTATTGCAACTACAAATTCTTCGGGCGGAGATGTTAAAGATACTATAGATGAAATAAAATTTAAGGCGCCAAGGTTTGCGTCTTCAACCAATAGAGCAGTTACTGCTGCAGATTATAAAGCTATAATAGAAGCAAATTATCCCTTAGTTGAATCTATTTCTGTATGGGGAGGCGAAGACAACGATCCCCCTAAATATGGAAAAGTTATGATATCGTTAAAACCATATGAAGGATATATTGTTAGTGATACAGTAAAATCAAATATATCCAAAAATATTTTAGCAAATAAAAAGGTAATGTCAGTAATTCCCGAATTTGTAGATCCTAAATATCTTTATATTAATATAGATTCCAAGGTTAAATTTGCAGCAAAAAATTCAAAATACAGTGCACCTCAAATAGAATTATTAACTAAAGGAACTATTGAAGATTATTTCAAACAAGATCTACAGAAATTTAATAAAGATTTTATATATTCCAAATTATCTAAATTAATAGATTCAATTAACCAATCTATTATAGGTAGTGCGTTAACTATTAAACTACAAAAAAGAATACAACCAACAATAAATGCTGAAAATGGTTATACTGGTAGTGATGTAATTAAATTTGCTAATAAATTAGTTACAGGCAGTATAGCATCCACTGCTTTTTATTATGATACATCTGCAACAGGTAATATTACTATAAATAAAGTTTATATTCAGGATACGTTATCTACAAACACTTCAAGTGTGTTAAATTTAGCAGATTTTTATACAGATCAAGTTTTAATTAATGGTATCGGCACTGTAGATTATTCCAAAGGAACTTTATCATTTAATAGTTTAAACCCAGTGGGATATGTAGAAAATTCCTCAGACATAAGAATATATGCAAAAGCAGAAGAATTAGATATTATGTCAACTAACGATATGATATTAGTAATAGACGATACTACAACAAATACTGATGTAAAGCGCCTGCCCGGTTTAACAGTTACAATAATACCAGAATAAAATGTCGTACGAAACACTTCCTAGTTTAGAAACATTATTGGGGCCACTGAAAGTGTATGGTCAGTCTAAACCCGGTCAAACTAATGGCGATCTAAGTGGGTGGTTTTATCCCTTGTATTTAACCAGAAAAGAGGCAATACAGGCAGATATAGAAAAAGGCGGAAAAGGCATATATCAAATAATTACTTTCTATTATAAAGAAGGGGAATTTTATGTACCGGAAAGTTTTGGTAATTATGGTAAAATTAAACAACCGATAAACTACACATTGTATGACGGCGCAGGTGCGGAAAATCCATTCGTCAAAATACAAAATAAATTATCGTTATTAGTAGATACACAGTTACCAGAATTTGTACAAACAGATTATGGTATGTTTGTAACTTTTATAAAAGCATATTACGAATTTTTGGAACAAGCTAACGAAGCTCAAGAGTTATTACAAAACATATCCAAATATGCGGACATAGACCAAACTTCAAGTTTTTTAATAGATAAATTCTTTGAAAATTATGCATACGATATAAGTAAATCCTCAGTATCAGATAATACATTTTTGATTAAAAAAATCAGAGATATTTATAGTAGAAAAGGCACCGAGGATGCATATCGTATTTTGTTCAATGTACTATATAAAGAAACTATAGAATTTTTCTACCCATATGAGATAGTATTAAAAACATCTTCGGGCAACTGGGATTTACCTAAATCGTTAAAAGTAAAACAATTAGATCCTTTGCAGAATGTGTTTGATTTTGAGAATACATTAATTGTCGGTGAGATTTCTAAAGCAACTGCTGTAGTAAATAAAGTACAAAAAATAATATTTGGTGGTTATGAGATATACGAATTACTATTAGATAAAAATAGTATTACGGGGTATTTTTATCCTAGGGAAAAAATATCAGCATCTAAATCTATATTATTAAATGGTGTAGTAGATAAATCAAATTTGATTGCGTCCACATATTCTGTTTTATCCAAAATAGATGTCATCGATGGAAAATTAGGGTATGAAAAAGGCGCACCTGTTATTATATCTGATCAATATGGTGATGGTATATTTGCTACAGCAAAGGTATCGGGCATTAATCAATATGGTTCTATAACTTCCATAGAAATAGATAATTCGGGAATAGATTATAGCGACACTACTACGGTTGATATTGATTTACCTACAGGAAATTTACAAGGATCCTATAGTATTCTTAATGGAGTAGTTACTATAGAATTCTCAAACATTCATGGTATAAAAAAGAATACTAGAGTAAAGGTTAAATATACAGGTAATGTATTAAGCCCTGTCAATAATACTGATCATAAAGTTATAGTAACATCTGTACCAAATGTTCGTTCAATAAGATTTACATATCCTGGGATTTAAATGGCATATTCTTTAACGTCTAGTAATGCAATAGTTTCAGAAGGAGCAACTTTAACTATTACTTTAGGTAATACGGGATTGCCCGATGGAACACTGGTACCATTTGCAATATCGGGTACAAATATTACTACGTATGATTTTTTATCCACATCTTTACTTACTGGTAATTTTCGTATTCGCGGAGGTATTGCGAGTATTACTTTAATTCCCGCACTAGATTTAAAAACAGAAGGAACGGAAACTTTTTTACTTAGATTAACTGGTCCAGGTAGAACAGAAAGTATAGGCATTTCAATATTAGATACATCTACACAATCTAATGCCACCGCGCAATTCTATATTACAGCAAGCCCGCAATCTTTAGATGAAGGTAGTTCAGTAGTTTTTACCGTCAGGGGTGAGAATGTTCCTGCAGGAACATTAGTACCATATCAATTTTACGGTATACAGGCTGCGGATGTGTTTAATACTCCACTATCCGGCAATTTAATTTTTGCTTCCAATTCTAGTTATGACACTGTAGCAAGCGTAGGATTACTTACCCTTGAAGATCATAAAACAGAGGGCGATGAGAATATTGCTTTATTAATATATCCTTCATTTGCGTATTCTTTAGTAGTAAGCGGAACTTCATTATTAAGGGATACCTCCACTGCAGAATCTGCATATTTAAAAATAACTTCAAATAAAACGATTGTGCGGGAAGGGGAAAGTATAACATTTACAGTAGAAGGTGTAAATTTACCCGTTGGTTCAAATATAAGTTATCAAATAACTCCTAGACCATATTTTTCGTCTTCTGGGGATATTATTTCTCCAGAGTTATCAGATTTCAGTAATTTGACATCCTTTTTAGGAACATTTCCTCCTCTTGCAAACACCGGGTCGGCAAATGTAGCTAGTATTACTTTGGATATAAAAGATGATAAGGTATTTGAACCAACAGAATACTTCTTTCTCACGGCATTAGGATCAAAACAATATAAGTCAGTCTCTTCAGCTATAATATCTATACTTGATTCTGGAAACACTTTAATACAAGCAGATAAAAGAACATCAGGAAATGTGACGGTTTCATTTTTAGAAAAAGCTGTATTGCAAGCAAATGTAGGAGCACTGACGAATAAGCCAGGATATTGGGCAGATACCACAGGGCAAATATCCGACTCTATGGTTTTGCAAGGCAAATCATTAGATGCTACAGAAGAATCTTTAGCATTATATCAACCGTTTTCCTATGTAATACGTTCATCGTTATCAATTGACAAATGGAAAGAATCCGTTAAAACTGTATTACACCCTGCAGGGTTTGCCTTGTTTAGTGAAATAAATAATGAGACTGATCCAAATTATGTAAATAATGTTGGTGTAGTTATAACAGACGATTCTGAATATTATACTTATTCTATAGTTACAATAGATAATACAATTGGATCTTTTAATGCTAGTAATGTTAGCAATGTTTCAACGGCGGATCGTGTATATTTACAAACTAATCCTAAATAAATAATAAAATGCCTAATATAGTAACCAATAAAATAAGAATAGATAATGCTAAGAATTTTAAAAATTCTCTATCCGTGACCTCAGGAAATTCTTTATATCTATTTTTGTCAAAACCATCGCCCTGGGATGATGATAATAGTGTGCCTGTCCCCATAGATTATTCTATAGATACAACTAAAACTTGGGATGAGATGGTAAGTTTAAAAAGAATAATACCTTCGGATATTGCTCATGTTGTTAAAAGAATAAACTGGGAAAAATTTACAAAATATTCGTCGTATGATAATTTAGATACGGATCTTTTTAATAGATCTTTTTATGTAATAAATTCCGAATTTAATGTATATAAGTGTATACATAATAATAATGATCAAGTATCTTTAATTGAACCAACAGGAAATAGTTTAGATATAGTGACTTTATCTGACGGATATCGCTGGAAATATATGTATTCTATAGGCATAGGTGATAGGTTAAAATTCTTAACTAATAAATGGATGCCAGTATTATCAGACAATCTTGTAGTTTCAAACGCAAAACCTGGAGCAATTGAACATATAAAAATACTAAATACAGGATCTGATTATGATCAGTCTTCATCTATAGTAATTCAAGGAGACGGTGGATCTGTTTCAATACAACCAAAAATAGATTTGGGTGTGTTATATGATTTTGTTTATTTAAGTACTGGTACAAATTTTAGGTATGCTACTGCTAAATTAATAGATAATACAGGAAGTGGAAGATATGCAAATATACAACCAATAGTAAGTCCATTAGATGGGCACGGATATGATCCTATTTTAGAATTAAATGCAAAAAATTTAATGATAAATTCCAAGACCACGTATAAAGAAGGTTTTGGTGATTTTCCTGGAAGTTTTTCATATCGTATAATTGGCGTAATAAAGAATCCAGTAAATGCTAACGGAATAGTTGCAACAGCAACAACACATACTGCATTATCGGGTATAGATTTAATTAAAGCATCTAATAATTTTAATCAATATGAATATGTACAAGGTAGTCTTAGTTCTGCAAATGCGTATGTTGTAGTATCAAATATTTCTGCAGGTAATGGATATATTAAATTTATTCAAAATTTTAATCTAACAAGTAACTATGATAACTTTATTCCCGGGGAAACTATTATAGGAAAAAAATCTGGAGCAACTGCAACAGTTTCAAATTTATTGTATCCAGAAGTAATAAAAAACAAAGGCGATATTCTTTACATAGAAAATAAGTCTCCAATAATTAGAACAACAGAACAGACAGATAATTTACATCTTGTAATAGAATTTTAAGGAAATCAAATGGCAACGAATGCAACATTAAATTTAGTAACTGCTTCA